GACACAGATGATTGTACTTTAGAAATAGATTCAAGTTGGACGATATTAGAACGATAAAAATATGAAAGCAAAATATTGTAAAACAAAAAACACATATACTATAGAACAATGTGATAAATGCAAATGTGACTTTGAAAAAGCTCAAGGAATAGGAAGCCTTTCAGGTGGTTCTATATCAATAAAAAATCCTTAAAAGTTTACAAATAACTATATAACTATATAATAACTAAATTACCAAAATTAAAAGTATGAACCCAAAAGAAACATTAAAAAAAATTAAGACATTGCTTGGTGTTCAAGTTGCTTTAGAAACTATGAAGTTAGATAACGGAGTAGAAGTAGAAGCAGAAGTATTCGAAACTGGTAACAGCATTTTCATTGTTCAAGGCGAAGAGAAAGTTGCACTACCAGAAGGAGAATACAAACTTGAAGATGGCAGAATCTTAATTGCTTCAGAAGAAGGCGTTATTGGAGAAATCAAAGAAGAAGCAACAGAAGAAATTCCTGCTGAACAAGATGCTCCAATCGAAGAACCTGAAATGAGTGAAGCACCAACCGCAGTATCAACTCCTAAAAAAGTTATTGAATCTGTATCTAAAGAAATTCATTTTGAAAAAGTGAGTGAATTAGAAAAAACTATTGAAGAATTAAAAGCTCAAATAGTTGAGTTATCTTCTGTAGTTGAGGTTAAAGAGGAAATTGAGTTATCTGTTGAACCAGTATCTCATAACCCAGAATCGTTATCCAAGAAAAAAGAAATTAAAACACAAAAAAGATTATTAACAACGCAAGACAGAGTTTTTGCAAAACTATTTAAAAATTAATTATGGCTACAACCACATCGATTACTACAACTTACGCGGGAGAACATGCTGGAGATTTTATCTCTGCTGCATTATTATCTGGTAACACTATCGCTCAAGGCGGTATTACTGTAAAACCAAACATCAAGTACAAACAAGTAGTTTCTAAATTGGAAACTGATGGTTTATTATCTAATGCTTCTTGTGACTTTACAGCTACATCTACTATCACTAAAACAGAAAGAGTTCTTGAACCAATTGCTGCTCAAGTTAACTTACAATTATGTAAAGATGATTTCAGATCTGATTGGCAAGCATTAGAAATGGGATTCTCTGCTTTTGATGTTTTACCAAAAACTTTCCAAGCTTATTTAGTAGGACATATTGCTGCTAAAGTTGCTGAAAAAACTGAATCTAACATCTGGGCTGGAGAAGCTGGTGTAACTTCTCAATATGATGGATTTCAAATCTTACTTGCTGAAGATGCTGATCTTCCTACCGCAAACGAAGTAGCTGGTACTACTGTAACTGCTTTAAACGTTGTAGCTGAATTAGGAAAAATAGTTGACGCTATTCCTGCTGCTTTATATGGTAAAGAAGATCTATTTATTTATGTTTCTCAAAACATTTATAGAGCTTACGTTCGTTCTTTAGGTACTCTTGGATTCGTTGATAGATACAACAACCAAAACATGGGAGATGTTATGTTTGACGGAGTTAAATTATTTGTTGCAAATGGTTTATCTGACAACAAAGCTATTTGTGCAGAAAAATCTAACTTATTCTTTGGTACAGGTCTATTAAATGACTCAAACGAAGTTAAGGTTTTAGATATGGCTGATTTAGATGGTTCACAAAACGTAAGAATTATAATGAGAATGACAGCTGCTGTACAATATGGTAATGTTGAAGATATTATAACTTACGGTATCGTAAATGCTGCGAATTAGTCATAAGTACTAACAGTATAATAATAGTATTAAGGGAAGGTCAAGCAATTTTCCTTCCCTTTTTTAATAATAATAATTTAAAAAAAATATAAATATATGGCATGTGATTTAACTATTGGACGAGCGACAGCGTGTAAGTCTGTCGGTGGTATCAAGCACATCGAAATTGCTAATTGGACATCAGCTAAAGCAGATGTGACTTTTGCAGCAGATGGATCAGTATCAGCTATGGGAGCAGCAACTACTTTTTTTAAGTACGATGTTCGCGGAGCAAGTAATGTAATGGATGAAACTGGAGAATCTTCAAGAGATAATAACTCTAAATTTTATACAATTGCAGGAAGCTACCAACTTCCTTATCAAGATGAATTAACAACACAAGAATTGGAAATTGTTGCATCAACTAGATGTTTTGTAATAACAGAAGATTTTAATGGTGTTCGTAAGATTTATGGTTTAAGTGATGGTTGTGATTTATCAGTTAGTACTAATTCAGGAGCGGCTATGGGAGATTTTAATGGTTATACTGTTGCAGTAACAGGAATCAATCCAACATTAGCACCAATGGTAGATGGAGCAACTAGCTTAACTACTTCAGCTTCTCAAATCTCTCCTAACTAATGGCTTGCGATATTAGCAAAGGTCGTTTAGTTCCTTGTAAAGCGACAGGAGGATTGAAAGCAATATTCTTTATCAATTATGATTCAACATTTTATTCTGATTTAGAGATAAATGGAACTACAGAAGAAATTACAGGATTTAGTGATACCGATTATAGTTTATATCAATATGATTTAAGAGGAGCTAACACAATGGACGAAACAAATGAAGTTAGTGGAGATAATTCTGCTGCTTTTTGGTCAGGAAGTGGAACGCTTCAATTATCATCACAAGACGCTGTAACTCGTAAAGAAATGAAACTAATGGCTTACGGAAGACCTATAGTGATTACTTTAGGGTGGGATGGAGTTTATAAATTGTACGGAGCACAAAATGGTTGTGACGTTTCAGCAGGTACAGCTTCTGGAGCTGGAATGGGAGATTTTAATGGTTATAATTTAACTATTACTTGCATGGAAAAAGAGCCAGCTTTTATAGTTGATTCAGCAATAATTGACGATGGATTAAATAGTACTATTTACGCAGGTGTTTAACCTAATTAAATTAACAAAAGGCTCTGCAGAAATGTAGGGCTTTTTTTATTTTATACAAAAGTACTATTTTTATTATAATAAATAAATAAATAATGACAATAGTAGATGCAAAAATAGGATTCACAATTCAATGCATTCCAAGAGCTAAAGTTTTTGATCAGTTAATTTTAACAGACGATCAAACTAAAGAGGAAACTGTTTTTGAGTATGCAGATCTTACTGTTTTGGATTTTGTAAATTACATTTCTATAAAAGAAACACTTCATTTAATTGAAGAAAACCATACTTATAACTTCGTTTTGCTTGTTGGTGTCGATGAGGTGTTGTTTAGAGGCACGTTTAAGGCACTTTCTAATAGTAACTATAGTAATTATATAGATAATAAAGAAACATCATACTCTGTTGGTAAAATAACAAGCAACTCAACCGAGAATAAATACAAAATATATGAGTAATAATATACATGTAGTTAATTTAAGCAAATATACTTCTCCTTCTATTGAAGAAAACAAATCTGAAAACATAGTTGAATACGGAGATGATAACAATTACTTTCAATATCTTATAGATAGGTTTACCAAGTCAACAACAAACAATTCTATCATTAGAGGAGTTTCTAATATGATATATGGTAAAGGTTTAGATGCTTTAGATTCTAGTAGAAAGCCAGAACAATACGCTTCAATGAAAATTTTATTGAAACCTAAAGAATTAAGAAGAGTTATATCTGATAGAAAAAAATTAGGTATGGGAGCTCTTCAAATAACATACAACAAAGGTAAAGTTGCAAGTGTTACTCACTTTCCAATGGAAACATTAAGAGCTGGTATTTGCAATGACAAAGGAGAAGTAGACACTTGGTACTATCATCCAAATTGGATAGATAGAAAAAGGAGCGATGAACTTGTTGAATTCAAATCTTTTGGATATGGCAATAATAAAGGCAACGAGATCTATATTATAACATCTTATTGTGCTGGTTTTAAATATTACCAACCAGTTGATTATGTTGGAGCTCTTCCTTACGCTTTACTTGAAGAGGAAATTGCTGATTATTTGATTAATGACACTTTAAATGGATTCTCAGGCACAAAAGTAGTGAATTTCAACAATGGTATTCCTGATGTAGAAAAGCAAAGAGAAATAAAGTCAGATGTAACAAGAAAATTTACAGGAGCAAGAGGTGAAAAAGTTATTGTTGCATTTAATAATAGTGCAGAAAGTGCTACAACTGTAGAAGATCTTCCTTTAAATGATGCTCCAGCTCATTACCAGTATCTTTCTGATGAATGTAGAAACAAATTAATAACTGGGCACAATGTAACATCACCACTGTTACTAGGTGTTAGAGAATCTGGAGGAGGTTTAGGCAGTAATGCTGACGAAATAAAGAACTCTTCTTTATTTTTTGATAACATAGTTATAAAACCATTTCAAGAAGAAATAATAGAAGCATTAAATGAAATATTAGCAGTTAATGATATATCTTTAAAATTATATTTTAAAACTATTCAACCTTTAGAATTTATAGAAACTGATGGTTTAGATGCTGAAACAAAAGAAGAAGAAACAGGTGTCAAAATGGCAAAAGACAACGAAAGTTTTAACGACGAAGAAATGTTAGATGCTTTGAATGGTGAAACGGTAGATGATGAATGGGAATTAGTTGATACAAGAGAATATTCAGAAGATAATGAATCAACTTTTGATTGGGCTAAAAGATTAATCAAAGAAAAATTATCTATAATACAAAAGCTTTCTGGATTCATCAAATCAGCACCAAATGGAGAATCAGCTTTAGATAAATCTTACTACAAAATTAGATATACATATCAAGAAAGGTATTCATCAGATAAAAGCAGAGAATTTTGCAAGAAAATGGTTGGTAGAACATCTAATGGTGTAGTCTACAGAAAAGAAGATATTGATATTGCTTCTTTTCAAGGCGTAAACAAAAGCTTTGGTCATAAAGGTCAAAACTATTCACTATTTAGGTTTAAAGGAGGCGTAAATTGCGGTCATTATTGGCAAGAAGAACTATATAGATTAAAAGATAAATCTGAAAAATACATATCTAAAGGAGAAGAAGTTGATTCGATACCTGATAGCTACACAACTAAAGGATCAGAATACCAAGAAGCTAAAATAGCACCAAAAGACATGCCAAACAACGGACATCATCCAAACTATAAATCATAATGAAAGCAATATTTATAACAACAAGCGACATAAAGAGATATTCCATACTTGATGGCAATGTGGATAATGATAAATTTTCTCAATTTATAGAAATAGCTCAAGATATTCACACTCAAACATATTTAGGAACTGATTTGTATGAGAAACTACAAGCTTTAGTTATCGCTTCTG